CCCCCGGCAGGATTCGAACCTGCGACCAGACGATTAACAGTCGTCGGCTCTACCGCTGAGCTACAGAGGATTGTTTTTTTCTTCTTTTGCAGTTTTGAAATAGAGTTTATAATATCTCTTTTTCATTTCATCAATGGAATCCATATCTTCTTTGAATCCCATGTACTTAAGAAGTTGGTATGAACCCTCAAGTTCACTGATCAATCTTAACATATTAATTGAAGATCTGTCAAATCCACCAAATCTATACTTGCTTATGTCTTCCATTCTATATTAATTGAACTAACAATCCTTGGAATACTATCATCTTTAGTACCATTGTCTACACAATGCTTTAGATAGGATGGAAAAATTACAAAATCATCTTCTTCTGTATCAAGAATATAATCACTAAAGTAAGTTGAATTATCTAAAGTATTATGCAATTGCTTACTTATATGTTTGTAGTTATCAAAAGGATCACTAATCTTCAGTGGATTTTTAAATCTAGTTGAACTATGAAAGTCTTTATTGTAACTTATATAATGTATACAAGCAAACATACATTGACTATTATCTAATCTATGAAAATGATCGTGCTCCACCATGTATTTGGTATTGATGGCAATATTAGTTAAGTGCCACCTATAGTCAAAATCACCTTGTATAGACGACATATAATCTTGGATTATATTATCATAGATGTCATCAAGACTACTTAGATCTGGACCATTCACCATATCATTAGTATAGTGATGTAGTACAGAAAAATTATCCCAATCGTTTCTGTAAGGTTGTTCTTTGTATTTAGAAATACATTCTTCAATAATTTTTTCTTTATCGTAAGATTTTTTATCTATTTTTGTTTTAAAAAATCTTGTGCAAAAAAGATCTTGCGTTTGCATGATATAAATCAAAAACGACTCAAGTAGGATTCGAACCTACGACCGACTGCTTAGAAGGCAGTTGCTCTATCCAGCTGAGCTATTGAGTCAAGAGAAAGGTGAGACCAATCTCAGGTCTCCCTTTCACTCTCATATTATAATGCCTTCTAGGTTTTGCGTCAACCCTCTTCGGTGGTTTCTGCTTCTGCTGCTGGTGCCTCTTCCCCTTCTTCAGTGGGTTCTGGTTCTGGAAGTGTTACACCAACCTGTGTCAGGTATTCGATAGCACCTACGACTTTCATGTAAAGATCTCTGGTTGCCGTTGCACCAGCTTTTAAACTCTCAAGTTCTGCGTTAAGTTTTTCTCTTTGATTAACGAGACTTGCAAGATGTGTTTGTTGTTCAGTCAGTTCAGCCATTTTGTTTTTCAATAATTGATTAACTTTGTTTATTTATAGATCTCCAAGAAACTCTAATGAGTAAATATCATGATCTTCAATATTAGGATCTAACCATTCAGAAAACTCTTGCTGAATAGCATATGCATTTTCAACGTTCTCTAGAATATTAGAGGTTTCTGCCTGACAGAGAGTATGCATTCTATCAACTGCCCAGTCATGAGTCATTTGAAGAGTCGTTTCTAAAGTTACCATAATCTTTACGCATATAGCGTCCTAGAATGTTGCTATTATAGTATGCTGGTTCACCTGTGTCAAGAGACTCTGATAGTACATTATTAAGAAACAATTGCTTAGTCTCTTCAAAATTACATGTTCCTTTTGTTTCATGTAGAGAAAGTATTTCTCTCTTAAAGAAGATTTTATTGTTAATCTTTTTTATATCTTCTTTTAATTCTGGACAAGATCCGTAATACCGCTTCCAATCACTTTCTTGTTTAACTTTTCTTTTCTTTCCAGGTGGCGTTCTAAAAGACCAGAAATACTTTCTTCCAATGTACGATCGACCGTTGAGGAGATTGGTAATTTTATAAACAAAGCCAAAGTTGTCCCCAATAGAATCGCTATCAAAATTTCGTTCCAAGTAAGTCCAAGGATTTTCATAACTCATCTTATAGCTTTCAATGAGCTATTATTTATCTTCAACCCTGACAAACCTAGTCTAGACAAAAAAAGAGAGGGTGTCAAGCCCTCTCAAAGAATTATGTTAGGTTTTTATCACTCAGCATCTATGAATGCTTCAATTTCTTTTTCAGAGAACTTACCAGATTCTTTAAGTGCCTCAACTTCTTCACTCATTCTACTAGCAACCGCAGATGCCTTAGAAGCAACCTTCTTTGCTGCTCTACCAATCATACCTTTAATACCACTCTTGACCTTCTTCTCTACCTTCTCAGTGCCTCTTGCTGCTGCTCTTGCTGCTTTACCAGGAGCATCTGAGACTGCCTTCTTAGCAGACTTTGCCTTGTCACTTACAGACTTAGCAGCAAGCATACCAGAGATTGCAGCACCTGCTGCTTTTGCCTTTACGTTTGATTTTGCCTTACTGATTGCGTCACCAATCTTTCTCTTTGCCTGTCTTCTTCTGGCACCAACATCCGTACCAGATGCTCTCTTAGCAGTGGTATCGTGACCAAAGGTAACCTTTGCTTCATCCATGTAAGAGAGGACTGCCTCCTCTAAAAGATCTAGATCAACTTCATCTTCAATACATTCTTCAATTAGTTCTTCGATAAGATTATCAAAATCTTGCTCAGAAATAATATCAACTTCTACAGTCTCTACTTCTTTCTCTTCATAGATGCTGTAGTATGCATCTACTAAACCTTTTTCTGACATTGGTTTCATATAGTATTATGTTTTATTTATAAAAAAAGAGGGGTCTTACGACCCCTCCTCATAAGCACTATACGCATCATAATCACCAAATAGGTAAGCATCATGTTTTGCTGCTTCTTTATATGACTCTAAAGATTTTTTCACTTCCTCTTGTTTAGGAGTAAGTGGTTCAATCTCATCCATTTCTTTCCAAATTTTTTCAAAGTTGGAATCCTGAGAAGGTATCTTTTTTGACATCTTGTTTAATGCCTCCGACAATGTAAGATTCTACTTCTGTTTCTTGTGGTGCAACCTGAAGACCTTTGGAAGAAATCCAGTGCTCTGTCCAAGGTAGTGGGTTGTTCTTAGCAGGAACATCATAGATTGGTTTTAACCCAATAGCTTTCATTCTACGGTTTGCAATCCATTCGACATATTGTTGTAACAGTTTGTCATTTAGACCGATCATAGATCCATCTTTGAACAAATACTCTGCCCAAAGTTTTTCTTGGTTTACACAATTTTCAAAAGTACTGATCAACCACTTCTCTTCTTCTTTTGCAATCTTCTGCATTTCCAGATCATCACCTTCTGCCCACTTCTTCAGAATGTTCTGAGTAATGGCAAGATGCTGGTTCTCATCACGAGCAATCAGTGAGATGATTTTTGCGCTTCCTTCCATAAGCTTGAGTTCACCAAAAGCAAAACTGCAAGCAAATGAGACGTAAAAGCGAATGCCTTCAAGGATATTGACGTTTGCAACTGCTCTGAAGAGTTTGCGCTTGAGTTCATATCTTGATTCTTGTGCGTAGGGGACTTGTTCTAAAGCGTGCTTCCAGTCATTAGAATTATCATACTGGTGTGCTGCATTGATAAAGTCATTATATGCCTCAGTAACACTGGCAGCACGTTCTACAATACGATCATCTGTCAGAATATGATCGAACACATCTGAAGGATCTGCATAGACATTCTTGATGATATGGGTGTAGGAGCGACTGTGGATCATTTCCATGAACCCCCAGACTTCCATACATGCCTCTAGTTCAGGCAGAGAGCAGTAGGGAATGAATGCCATACCAGGACCACGACCCTGAACAGAGTCCAACATGATCTGATACTTCAAATTAGAAGTAAAGATATGCTTCTGCTCAGGACGTAGGGTTTGGTAGTCTGCACGGTCTTTTTGGAGAGAAACCTCTTCGGGTCTCCAAAAGTAACCTAGTTGCTGGGTTGTGAGTTTATCGAAAACTGGGTACTTGTAAGAATCATATCTCTGAATACCAAGTGGTTTACCAAAAAACATTGGTTGTTTTTTTGTGTCAACTGTCTCTGCGTTGAACACGGTCATGGAATCTACCATGGTTTTTTTATCGTTGTTTGTCTTAAATCTTACAAGACTCACAATCTTCCTCCTCTGCTTGTTCTAGTTGAGCTATTAGTTGTTCAAGACCTTCTTTAGTTTCTTCAACCTCGTCTGTCTTGAAGTCGTATGTGTTTTGGTAGTAGCTAGTCTTCCAACCGTACTTATATGTAGTTAAAAGATCTTGTGCCATCACAGATACTGGTACCTCATTATCTGGGTACTGGGTAGGATTATAACTCCAATTCCCAGAAATTGCTTGGTCAAAAAACTTTTGCATCACTGCAACAATGTTGATATAACCACGATTAGACTCCATGTCCCAAAGAAGCGTGTAAGCATTTTTGAGAGAGGCATATTGCGGAACAATCTGCTTAAGGGGTCCTTTTTTACTCTTTTTAATGGACAAGTATCCTCTAGGTGGTTCAATTCCGTTTGTGGCATTTGACACAACGGAACTGCTCTCTGAAGGCATTTGTGCGGACAATGTTGAGTTCCTAACTCCGTAGGTGTTAATCCGTACTCTAAGAGACTCCCAATCATAGTTTAACTCGTTTGCAACCAGTTCATCGACATCTTTTTTATATGTATCAATTGGAAGAATTCCATTACCATACTTGGTGCGATTGCTGTATTCACAAGCACCTTTTTCTTCTGCCAGATCTACAGTTGCTTGAATCAAATAGTATTGGAATGCTTCAGTAAGATCATGAACCAACTTCCATGCTTCTTGATCTGCATAGTTTACACCATTTTTAGCAAGATAATGTGCTAGTCCAATGTAACCGATTCCAAGTGACCTACGTGCCTTAGTGGCAATTTCTGCTGCAACGATGGGGTAGTTCTGAAAATCAATGAGTTCATCAAGACTACGGACAGCAAGATCACAAAGAACTTCAAGATCTTCAAGATCCCTAATTTTGCCAATATTAATAGCAGAAAGGATGCAGAGAGCAATTTCACCGTTGGGGTCATCAATATGCTGCAGTGGTTTAGTGGGGAGAGTAATCTCCTGACACAAGTTACTCATCTCAACCTTATCAATGAAAGAAGAGTGAGAGTTACAATGGTCGATGTTCATAATATACAAACGACCAGTCTCTGCTCTTTCTTTTAAGAGATCGAGAAAAAGTTCTTGAGCACCGATAGTTTTTCTCGGAATAGATCTATCAGATTCATAACGTGTATAGAGATCATCAAAATCAGGAGTCCCAAAAGAATCGTACAGACCTGGGACATCGTGAGGTGAGAATAGGGAGATGTCTCCATTTGCAATGAATCTCTCATAGAAGAGTTTGGAGATTTGGATTGAGTAGTCAAGTTTTCTTACGCGATTATCTTCTGTACCTTTGTTGTTCTTTAGAACGATGATGTCCTCTATCTCTTGGTGCCAGATTGGGAAGTGGACAGTCGCTGAGCCACCTCGTATTCCATTTTGTGTACAACACCTGACAGTCGA